TTTGACCGACCTGCTCTGAGTGCATCCATCCACTGCGACCACGCTTCATCCAAGGAATCAAAGCTTTCCACCTTCCTATCGTAGATACTTTGCCCTCTCCCTTTAAACTTTGATGATTTGTATACCATTAATGGCACAGCCATCATATAGCTGCCTTTGGTAAGGACATTTCCGTCCTTCCCTTCGGTATAGCCTGCAAAGAAATAATCGCTCAAATTCTGCGTTTCTGGTAAACAGTTTAGGTCTACTTCTTTGTCATCTTTTGTCAGCTTATTCTTAATATACCCATATCCATACGCTTCATGGAGAATGTATTCCTGCCCTTTATATTGATATTTTGTCCGAAAGACGACCTCATGGATTCGCCCTCTTTTGAGCACAAATTCTACATCTTCTCCTGGATAAAATTCGATAATGGGATATTCACTTTCCACAAAGTCAAAGCTGATTTTATAAGCTCCATCGCCGATGTAAAGCGTTTCCTTTAAGCTATTCTCAAATACTTTATCGATACAGTTTTCATCTGCAATCTTATCCCAGTTATCTTTATCTTGCTGATTTTTAAATTGGATTTCATTTAAGTCTGTCAATACAACGGTAGACAACGTATCTACAATAACACCTGGTATCCCTGTGTGTATCTTTCTCATCTGCATTCCTGGACTGCTTCTCGCAGACCAGAAATTATACAGATTGGTACGTGCACCCAGCTGTCTATAGAACTGGTCAAGCTCTACAGGGTCGCCCCGATACCAAATTCGATTTTTCGCAGCGTTTCCCTCGTAGTCTAATGGGGAGTTGATTTGAATAGCCAGTGGGTCGGCTGGTCGAAATGTGATTTTACTAGCTTTTCGTCTATTAAGAACTTCCATAATTTTATCCCTCCACCGCATTTTTTCCTCATTCCTCCTCATCTCCAATATCCATTTTGTAGGGTAGCCATGCATATTGGCTTGCATTTATCGTATGGTCATTTCTATCTTCGGGTTCATTGTCCTTGTCTTCTTTCCAACTATAAGCTTCCAACTCTTTTATATGATTGATACAGTGTTCCACTACTAAATATGCTCCTTGCTGAAGCCAAGATAATTGTAATTTGATTCTATCAATAATTTTGGTCTTCTTATACGCTGGAATAAAGTTGTAAATACAGCTGTGTAAGCGTTTGTACTTTTGCAGTTCTGTAATCGTAGCTGCATCTGCCGAATCAATGAACACATCTCTTGTGTATCCCCATTCGTCTCCATTGCGGTCAAGAAAATCTATGAAATTCTTAACAGTATCTGACGGAGCCAAGGGAGTATTTAAGTCTGCATTACTATAGACTCGCTCATCTACTGTAATAACTCGTCTATCTGTTGTGATTAACTGGTACAGCATAGCAATTGTATCTGGACTTTCACTAGAATAGGAGGTATCCATACCAGCTGAAATCTTTTTGATTTTAATAGCTCCTAAATGAATCTGTTGTTTCAGCCATTTCTTTGTGACAACATGCTTTTTCCTGTTAAAATTGGGAAAGACAAGACCTGTCGCCTTACCTCGAAGTCCTAGAATTTTGTTTTTATGCAACTTCGTTCCTACTGGAACATTCCTGATAATTTGCTCTTTCTTTTTCTCAGATAAAGAAATATTATTATCAAAAGAAAAGAACCAATGTACCCAGTTAGGTTTTGGTTCTTCGGACAATTCTTCTAAAATTTCTGGCGGTGTATCCTGCTCCCATTCTGGAAGAGGTCTACTACAGTTAATGTACTCTTTATAAACAGGCAAGCTTGGATCGTCAGGATTAAGTGTTGCAAGTAGATAGTCGCATCGCATAGATGCCTCACGCACAAAATCCATATCAGCGATATTAATTTCATCAATATACAGGCATCCATATTGACCACCTAAAGCCTTTTTCCATCGTTTTTTATCATCGTACCCCATGAGGTAAATAATTTTTTCAACTTCTGCCGATGGTCTAAACAAAATATGCGGAAGTTTATCTTTGCTGGTACCATTGCCATTATATTCAACCAATGCTCCCCACTCATCTAAAATTCCATTATCCTTGTTGATGATGTTCTTCTCAATCGTTCCAAGGTCTAATCCTGCTATAATATGAGTTTTTTTGGGGCTTTCCGCAACCTCCAGCATAAATTTATAAATGCCTACCGTTGTTTTTCCTGCCGCAGTCGTTCCCTCTAAAAACTCTACCTCAGCCATACAATCTAAAAAGGCATCAAACTTCTTACCAACTCTCATTTCTCATCACGTCGTTTCCTGCGTTGCTCTAGTAGTTCTGAAAGTTTTGATTGTTCTTCAGCTAAATTAGAAACCTCAACGTGTTGCTTGTCTCTCCACTCTTCACGTTTACGGTTCTTTAGCCAAAATATTTGTGCCGTCACGTCAGGAGCCACTTGCTTCACCGTTACAGTCTTTTTTGTAATTTCGCCGAATTCTTCCTCTATTTTCGTTTCTGTATATTCATAGCCCAATGCTCGTTTTAGCAAGGCATTTTCCACCTGTCTGTCAATGACTTCTTTCCCCTTTTTTAAGGCATCAGAAATCTCAGAATATTTGTTTTTCCAAGTATATAATGTTTCTGTACTTACGCCAATTTTCTTCGCTATTTGTTCATTTGTCAGTCCGTCTCGTGCCCAACCTTCAATTTTTAGTAATCCATCAGTTTCAATCCATTCTTGATACTTAGCCACTTAGCCACTCCTTGAAAATTTCCTTGTAAAAGTCAAATAGTTCTGCATCTTTTTCAAAACTGAATTGTTCAATTTTAGGATTTTCATTCAGATTACTTGACGTTTCTAGCACGAACTGACCTGCATCTGTCTCCATCAAAATGATTTTTGAATGATTGTTGACCGTTGCGTATTCCCATCCGTTTGATTTACACACTCGTTCAAAATCGTTGTAGTATCCATATTTATCAACTACACGCCCCGCCTTTTCCATTAGTGACCCCACGACAAAATGACACATCTCTATCTTACCTTCTTTTCGCTTTGCATCTATTATTTGTAGATGTTTTTTCCCGATTCTAAGACTTGAAGCGTATAGGTTCTTAATGATTGTACGTTCGCACACGTACAGAATAAACGAAATACTCGAAAAATTTCCGAACGAAACTAATTTATATACTTCGTTGTCGGGAAGTCTTTCCATCATTTTTTCTAATTCATGCCTAGAACGCACAATGCTATATCTCTTTGATTTCTTTTTCTGAATCGTCTTAATCACCCCTTTTCCGCAACGAAAAAAGACACCCTCAAAGGATGTCTTTTCTTGGAGTACATATTACAATGAATAATACTACAAATATATATCATGTAAAAGCAGCAAAACCGCAAGGATGCGAGTCGAACGCATCTGGTCTGGTATCAATCGATATCACCGTTCTTGCGACTAACAAAATGAAAAAGATAAAGGCTTGAGTGATGAAACGCTCACATAAAGTAAACAAACAAGTTCGTTTTCAGTAAGGGTGTAAGCTTTCGCTTACAAATTGCAGGAGAAGGATTCGAACCCCCGACCTTCAGGTTATGAGCCTGATGAGCTACCTGACTGCTCTACCCTGCCACACCGAGTGCTACGCATCTCGTGCCATGCGTGGCACTCATATACACATCATTATATTAACTTGAAAGGAGGCATTGCGGAATCTTACGAATTCCCAAACCCAAAAACTCTTATGCTTGACTGACTCTTTCTTGTCTAATCTGCATGATAGCATTATCTCACATTTGAACACTGCATTGCAATACATTTTTGACATTATTTTTCTTCTAATTGGTCGTAATATGTTCTCTTCACTACTCTCCAATCACTGTTCATATGATTTGCAATCCAGCTCCACGATTTTCCGTTGATGCAATGGTATCGGAAAATCGCTCGTGTGTTATGACTTCTAATGTTTTCTATATATTCTTCTGCATCTTTTCTCTTTTTCACAAGCTTATCAATTGAGTAATTCAGCATATTTTCTACTCGAATCAAGCCGTCTACATATTCGATTAACTTATCTTTCTTTTTACTGCCCTTCGGCATATCCGAAAGCGTTGTTATTTCGTAGAAATTTAAATTTCTCAGTTCTTGAAGCTCTAAATCTAACGATTGCAACTCATGATATATTCCATGAATGTCTAAATCAATCTCTTTCATTATAACTCCTTTCATTTTATGTCCAGCAGTCACAAGGAATGAAATCTGATAATTTCATTTGTGCATCTTCCCATTCTTTATCATTTTGAAATTTCTTTTCTAATTCCTTTAAAGATATACCTTTAAAAACAGTATAACCATACATCTGCTCTTTTTCAGCCATTTTATTGAATTTTTCTCTATCCCACTTCCATACAAGTCTAAAATAAGCCTTTCCTCCTTTTGCACAAGGAATACAATTATTATGCTTGTAATACTTGTATGCACTTGGAAGTTTTATTTTCCATTTTTCTTCTATGATTCTTTTGCATTCATCACTGGAAATCTTACGTTCAAATAATGGAAATTTAACTTCTCTACCCATTTTCTCAGCTCGTGCGGTTGCTCTTTGGACACGTTTCCACTCATCTGGTCCAAACCCCACATATTCAATCCATGTTTCGCCTTGGCTTTTCAGGTATTTGTAATATTCCTCTTTCATTTGTTGTTTCAATTGTTGAGTACAAAACGGCATGAATTGTCCTGGGATAGCTCCATTTCTATCAATGCAATCCCATAAGTCTTCGCCTCTCCCCCAAACCGTGATCGGAAGTTTTAAATATCTTGCAACTTTCAGTCTAAACTTTTCAGAATCATCACACTCGCTAAGCGTTGGCGTATGTAATAAGACAATATCTTTATTATCAATTTCTCTATCTTGTTTTAATAGATATGCAACATAACTACTCGCTGCACCACCGCTAAATAATACTACATGTTTCATAACACCACGAACAAATCCGTGTCGTGGATAGGACTTTACCGCTTCCCATGCTACTTCAATATAACTTTCGCTCAGTTGCTCCCATCATATTTTTTTCACGCTATTCATAAGTCCTTTTACTCAAGCTTCTAATCACGTATAAGCTATCAACCTGGTCTACCAGGATTCGTTATTACTCCTTTCTGCTTTGCTTGCTTCTCAACAAATATTCTTTTACTGCATCAATAAGCACTTCTTTTACTGTGCCATATTCTTCACCAGATACATATAATTCACACTTTTCACAATCAAAAGAGCATCCTTTTAAATTTTCATTTGCTTGATAGCATCTTTTTAATTTTTCCAAAGTATTAATTGCACTTTGAACGGTTTGTTTTTCCATTCATCTCCCCTCCTGCCATAATTCAAAGCGATATTTTTGCTTGACATCTGGATATTTTTCCTTATCTACTAAGCCTGCAAACATATCGTAACGTCTTGCATATGTTTTATACGGATAGTACAATGCTCGATAGATAACTAACATTTCTCCTGTTTCCGTATCTTCCGCAAAATTTGTTATAACATACAAATACTTATTACCATCTTTTTGAGTTTCTCTTTTAAAATGTTGTACAACATCTCCTATTCTCATATTATCACCTCCTGCTGCCTTGCCAGAATCTCACAACTAACAAGACAGTGTTTATTTGTGTTATAATTATAGTATATACTAAACCGCTCGGAAGCTTAATTCCATACAGTTACTAAAAAACTTGTGCGGTTAGTTTCTTTTTAATTCCTCTACCATTGGCAAGGCATTATTTACATATGCTTTGCACTTTTCACACTCGTGTATCAGAGCGTCCGTGCGAGAGTCCGCTATACCGTAGCAGAAATATCTATTGTCATTCATGCCATATTCGTGTGTTGTTGCTTTAGCCCAGTAGCAATACGGCATCAACTTCTCACTTCTTGTTTTTGCTCTGCCTTTCATTTTGCCTGTATACTCCATCCTCTTTCTTTTTCGCTATTTCCGCAATTCTTACTCTAATTGGTTCTAAGGCTAGTTCTGTCTTTAATCGTAATATTTCACTATTTGCTTTGCTCAATTCTTCACTCAATCTCGTGTTTTCATCGAACAGCTCTTGATAATCGTTGTAATTAATAATTCTAATTACTTCACTATAAAAATCTTCTGCTTTGATTGAGTTTGCACTAATTCCTAGTTCGTACAAAAATTTCAGTTCTTTTAACCCCTCAATCGATAGCGGAAGAATTCCCTTTATTATATTAGACTTAATATATCTTCCATTTTTTTTCGAGCACTTGTATTGCGTGCTCTAACTCATCGTACTGCATTATTTTCCTCCCTCTCTGTTGCGTTCAATCGAGACTCAATCAAGACTTTAAGCTAATCTTGAGCTAATCTTCTGTCATTATCGTCTAAATCAGTATCTCTACTCAGTTTCTTGTTCTTTTCACACTGCGTTTCTAATTCTTTGTTTAATGCATAGAGTTCCTTGCTTAGTTTGTCCATTTTTTTTTAGCAACTCGTTTTTATCGTACTGCATTATCTTTCTCCTTTCTTCGCTTACGCTTCTTGCATTGAATATCGTGTATTTTCTTATCTCTGCATTCCCAGCACATGTTGAAATTAAACATATCTAATACTGATTTGACTTTTCCGCAATGATTGCACTTACACTTGCCTTTTCCGTATTTTTCTTCTTGTGCCTTTTCTGTCTTCCTGTAACAAGTCCATGAGCAATAGTATATAGTTTTAGTTCTAACTCTCTTTTTATATACCCATTCTGGTGTAGAGAAGAATAGTTTTTTGCAAACACAGCATGTTTTCTTGAAATACCGTTCATCTTCTTTTACATCATCATACATTATATCCCTCTGTTTTTTGTTCGATAATTCAGCTCTTTCCCTTGCAGATAGACAATATTTCCTTTGCACATTTCAAGAATTCTGCTGCCAATTGCTTCGTCAAATTCTAGTAACTGCTGCGGTGATTTCTCTGTCGAGAGAACTAGAGGCAATCGGTTCATGTATCTGTAATTGATGATTTCGTACATGATATTAACATCTGCATCAGTAATGCGTCCTTTCAGCATATCGTCTATGTATAGCAATCTAGCATTTGCATACTTTTCAAGTTCTCTGATGTATTCTTCTTCGTCAAGCAGATTCTGTTTTAGTTTTGTGATTACATTTCGATACATCATATATGTGACTGCAACGCTACAGTGATTCATCAGATTACTACATATTGCAACCCCCAGATGCGTTTTTCCTGCCCCTACCTGCCCCGAAAACAAGATTGAATTGCACTTTTCATGCTCAATTCTGCTGAATCGTCTGTAATAGTCAATCGCTTTTGATTTTGCGTTTTCTAGCTGCTTATCATTAAATGTCTCAAATTCGTTAAAGCCTTTATTGCAAAATTCTTCAGAGATTCCGCTCTGCTTCATCAATTGTTTAGCGTGTTCTACTTCAACGCATTCACAACGTCTCACTACTAATGTGCCGTCTTCATTACGTACAAGTATCCACCCTGTATCATTACATTTTTCACACATACTCGTTCCCACTCTCCTGTAACATTCTTGCGATATCTTCATCATACTCACTGCTCTGCTTATGCTCTGTGCTCTTTGCATCTTGTCTTACCCAGTTTCGTACTGCTGCCTTCCAGTCCTTCATATTGTTTTTGCCGACCATCCAGCCTTTCGAGGCATAGAAGTCAACAAAACGCTCACAGTCTATGCTATAGCCTTTTTCTTGACAATATCCCCTTATATCGTCTAGCGTGGGTGGTGAAAAGCGTGTGCTTTGCCCGCTTTTCTTTGAGCCGTCTAAAGACGGCTTTTCTTTCACAGCATTTACATTAGCATTAGCATTTACATTAGCATTAGCATTTACATTTACATTAGCTTCACGTTTGCTTATCGTTAGCTCCACGTTAGCTCCACGTTTGCTTATCGTTTGCTCCACGTTAGCTCCACGTTTGCTTTTTTGACTATTAATATATCGAGCGTTATTTGCGTCAATCTGTGGCTTCATCAGTATGTAGATAGCTTTTGCAGCTCCGTTTCCTTCAAACTCTTTCCCATCGAGTGCATAGTTAATGATTGCTTCTAATGTTTCTAGTCTTTGCTCCGCTGGCAATTCCTTGATTGCGTCATAGAAACTTCTGTAGAATACCATGCTCTCTCTTTTTATATTCAATTGTCATTGTCCTCCTTTTGCTAGGCAATATACCGTCATATCCACCTATTTTTCCTTGATTATAATTTCAATCCGTGGATTCTTGTTATCCACGTAAAACTTGTCTGAAAACCCTGTTATATAATGCCAAGAATCGTTATGAATTACTTTGCATTCAACTAACGCATCCTGAAAAACCTTATGAAAATATCCGCTCACATTATCCAAATCTCGCTTTTTGTTTGGCTCGTAGAATGTGTATTCTAACGTAACTGGCTTATCTATATGAGTTTTCTTTAGTTGTGCGAGCAGTTGCCAAGCGATTTCTCGCTGGCTCTGCCGCTTCATTTTGTTTCCTTTCTGTCTGTGAATACGATTAGCTTCAATGTATTCATTGAGTGAAGGGAAACGACCTATAATTGTTATTTTGTATTCCATTTCTAGCTTTCTGTCTCGATTTTTTCTTGATACTCTTGCTCGGATACAACTGCACTGTAGTCTGTCTCATCTCTGATTTCAGACATATCTACATTAAGTTCACTCTTGATTGTTTCATCTTGCGTCATAACTCTCTGAAAATCTGTCTGAATTGGAGCGTATTTTAATGCCTGCTTGATTACCGTCTTTTTCGCCATCGCCTCATAGTCAGTTTGCCACGGACTAAAGCCTTTTGTAAAAGCACGGCTGTATTTATTTCTGTATGCGTCCACTTCTTCTTTGCTCATTACAGAAAAGCCGTACCCATCGTTTTTTGTTTTCCAAATCGCATAAAAGCATACAGCTTCACCTCTATCTTTCATGGCTGGAATATGACGCAATTTAGGCTCTAGTCCAAATTCATATTCAAAAACGTCATTTTCTCTGACTGTATGAGCCTGTATCGTTTGCATGTTTCCGTTTCTGTACGCAAGGTCTAGCAACCCTTTGTATCCGATTTGAAACTGACACTCCAATCTTCCCTTGTTTTTGAATGGGATTAAGTAAGCCTGCCCAAGAGGGGTATTAGGCTCAAGTCCTAGCTGTGCTGCATTCATTAACGCAGACAAGAACGACATTTGACTACATTCTGCAAGCTTGGGTGTTGTGTTAATTGCATTTAGAGCCATTCGTGTAAATCGCTCTGGTGTGATTACAGACGGCAACGCTTTTTTGATTTCTGGCTCTAGTGCTTTAATCATATCAGCAATACTCATATTTTTCGTTAATTTCACATCGCTTTTCTCGCTTGCTTTGCTTGCTAATTCTTCTTTCACTCCCATTTTACTCACCTATTCTTCCTACGCTAAATCGTCTGTAGCTACTTGTTTTCAGACATTTCTTATATACATCCGAAAAATTCTCTTTCAGCATTTTGGTATCAATCTTATTAGATGTTACCGTTTTCCATTTTACTTGCCACTGCTCTGAGCATCCCGTTTCTGCTTCCTGTAATGCTGATTTAATCGTCTGCTCAATCTGCTTTTTCTCTTTGTCTAATTTTTTTTGCAGATTGTCAATATCTTCTCGTCTTTCTAGCAATTCCGCATAAGCTGAGATATCTTCAATTTCGTCTGAATCTGAATCAGCATATTTTTCTGATAGATAATTGTTATATGCATCGCTCCCATCAGCGGACGGCATTACATTAGCTGATACATGTTCTCTCCAGAACTCTTCCTCGATACGAGCAAGATTTTGAATTGTTTCCTCATCTCGCTCAATTTTTCGCCAAACAAAATCTCGCCCATAGATTAAGCAAGCAATGTACCAGCACTCTGCTCCTGTGATCATCATATAGTGATGACACTGTAATTCGTATTCGGGCGGTATTTTGCCATCTGCCCATTTTTTTTCGGCATACGGGCTCGCTGTCTTGCATTCTAGCCCAGCTTGCTCTCCGTCTATTAATCTGTCCACATCTGCTAACGCATACGGATAATATGAGTTTCTCAACATAGCAGGCAACTCATACACTTTTTTCCCTGTAGCCTCACTGAAACGCTCTGCAACATATTTCTCCAAATCTCTACCTTGTCGCATTGCCTCGTTGTCTTTTCTTTCATCAGCTTTTCCCAACTTGTCAAACCATACATCAATCTGAGACTTATACGGATTAAGACCGCATACCGCCCCAGCATCACTACCGCCAATTCCAGAGCGTCTAGCTTCTAGCCATTCCTCTCTGCTCATATCGTCAGTTTTTGCTTCTAATAACACACTTGTACCAAATATCATCACTTTACCTCCATTACACCATTTTAATTTGCTTTCATGCATTTATCCCCTGTAAAAATCTCATAATTACCTTATATACATCTACATCATTATCTAGTCGAGTTTCTTCTAATCCATTATTGCTGACATATGTTAGATTTCCGTTTCCGAAGTCAAGTATATCTATATCATCTGCATTAGTTGCACATAATGTATACAGACGCATCTTATGATTCTTGATGCCAGAATCTAGTCTCAAGCATAACGGAAATTCCTTCCCGTGAAAAATCGGGCATAATGTTAGATATGATTTTCCTGTTACGTTATCTTTGACGAGAAAGTCTAATTCTCTCTCAAGGAAATACATCACAAAGTTATCAACTATTGATGTATGCGTGATTCTTACATTGTACTTGTAATCTCCATCTTTCATCTTTTCGACTGATTCCGTGTCTAACATGTCATGCATATATAACAGTTCGTATATTTCAACATCACTCACGATTGCCAAAATAAGCTCGCCTTTTTTTGCATTGAGATTAATACTAATATCTTTGATTTTTTCTGCATCTGTCGCATGTTGTTGCATTTCGAGTAATGCAGATATGTCATCCTCTCGCATAGATAGCAGTCTCGCCATGTGCTTGTCTGATACTACCTCCGCAAACGGCTCTAACACACAATACACTGCTGTCATGTAATAACCGACCTTTTCCTCTCTGCTTTCGCCCATCACCATCATATTTACCTCCACATCATGAAAAAAAAAACTCTTGCAATCCGTTACAGACTGATGTATACTCAGAATAGATTAATTTTTTTCTGTAACAGATTAGTCTGCTCTAATTTTTCAGCTAGTTAGAGCAGACTATTTCTATTTTACAATTCTTCTATCTATCTTCCAGAAACTTTTTTCGTTCGTATCAGGCAGAAATGTTAACTGACCGCCTGATTCTTCTACTGTCAGCTCCTCGAATCTTGTAGCTGTTTCACGACATCTTGTCTTGCAGTCACAATGTTCTGACGGGTCCAGATGTGCTCCGCAGATACAGCAAACATTAAAATACTTTTTCATTCTTCTCACCTACAATTTTCCATACACGAATTGAGTTTTTGCGTGGTCTCAATGCGTTTTTAACTCGTTTATAGACGCTATCTACGCATTTTTTCTTTTTCAATGACTCATTCATCGCCTCTAAAGCAAAATCTACGCCTTGTGTGAAAATATCGGTTGAGAACTTATCACTTCCCGATTCAGTAGCAGCGTTCACTAAATTTTTTCTTACCTCATTGACTAATTTTTCTCTTTTTGCCTTTCTCATCAGTTTTTCCTCCTATATAATTATACTATTTTTATAGAACAATATTGTTAAAGTCTGTCACGAATTACAACGACATTGAACTAATTCTATTCAAGCTCAAGCATACTGCTTGATTGTGCTGGACTGGATTTGAACCAGTCTCACAGCTTTTTTTATGGCTGTTGCCCCGTCTAGCTTCCAGCACATTTTTACATCATATCAAGTACAATAACTATTCTTGATGTTTTTCAGAATTAATGCTATGAATTTGCCTTGAGTCAATCAATCCCTGGGCGTAAACTATTACTAGCATTATTTGTACATCACTTAGCCTATCCGCTATTTTTACCAAATTCGTTAATTTATCTTTATCTGCTCTATCCAACATATCCTTATCTCCTTTTTTTTATTTCTATCTTTTTACGAATATTATATATCTTTAAAAGAATTTTGTCAAGCAATATATCTTTAAAAGAATTTTTTTCTTGAAAAAATTCTTTTTCTGTGATACAATATCGCAATAAAATACTTGCTACTAAAAAATATAAAAATTGGAGGCTATTTCTAAATGAGTACAATAAATTCACGTGTGAGAGAGCTAAGAAAATCATTGAAGCTAAATCAACGTACCTTTGGTGCTAAATTAGGGCTGAAAAATAACTCGTTAAGTCAAATTGAAAGCGGTGTAAATAATGTAACAGAACGATTAATTATGGCACTGTGTCGTGAATTTGGTGCGAACGAGTCATGGTTAAGAACTGGTGAAGGTACTATGTTTGTTCCAGTGACAATGTCTGAAGAAATTTCTAATTTTGCAGCTAACATTCTGAAAGACAAAGACAACGAATTCAGAAAAAAATTCGTGCATATGCTGTCAAAGTTAAATACAACTGAATGGGATTTATTAGAACATATGATGCTTGATTTATGCAATACGGAGGAAGAGTCTAATGATTAGACCTCTTTCTCCAATTTTCCAATTACAATTTCTATGATTTAAGCAGTGACGTAACGAATATGTAAATAATTCGTAGTTGCTGCTTATTTGCGTATTTTAGTAATCTTAATATTTCTTTTTCCATGCAATACACTCCTTCTAAAGAATAGTATAAATAAACAACATTAATTATATCTTTTATATGTCACATTATTTTTAATCTGTCAATATTTTTGTATTATTTGCCAATTTCATACAAGTCTGATATCTCAACATTAAGTGCAGTCGCTATCAAATACATAGTATCTAACGATGGGCTTGCTTCGCACCTTTCAATTCTATACAATTGTGAGAAACTGACTCCGCTTAATTCTGCTAGTTCTTTCATTGACAACCCTTTTTCGTTAGCTAGTTTTTTAATTTTAAATCTGACTTTCATCTGAATTACCCCCTATTATATATCTATTATTAGAAATTAATAGAGTATTAATTCACGTCTATACAATTTATCAACTATTTTTATGTGATTCTATTTTTTGTTGAAAATCTAATTGATGTAGACTATAATAAATCGCAAGGAGGTAAAATTATGCAAAAATATATGAAAGTTGTAATTAGTGTAATGATGCTAAC